GGTAGTGAAGGAAAACTCCAATAAACGTTTTCCTCTATATTAGAATGATTAAATTCGTGAAAATATGTAAGTTCTCCACCAACTACTACTCCGCAACGAATTTTACCAACTCCCAACCATTGAAAGTCCGTTGCAAATAATTGTGTTTTTGTAAAATCCAATGAAATGCTGGATATTCCAGCACCATTCATAGAATCTAAACTCCAATTAACTTGATTTACTTTTGTATCTGATGCAATTCCTGTAACATAACTTCTTTTTACAATAGAAACTGTCCCATCACCTTCTTGTTGCAGAAAAACTCCATTTCTATCATCAAAATACCCGACTCTCTTCGTTGTATTTTCTCTTACATCTTGGAAATTAAAACTCATCATAGCAAATTGAGATTTGCCGGGCATATAGTGATGATACATTCTTGATTGATGAATTACTCTTGCAGTAGATCCAACTCCAACAACCAAAGAAACCGATGCTTTGTTTTGATTATAAACAACTGTAGATCCTGCACCAATTACTTTAACGAGCATTTCTGCTTCTTCGCCATATTGGTGCGAATAATCTGCAAGTGTAAATGGTTCTGATATTCGCATTCTACCAAATGCATCATGACCACCACCACTAATTCCAGTGGAGACACCACAGTTTCCAATATTGCCGTATCTGTCGGCACACATTATAACTTCGTGAAGAGTTCTCTCTTGATTGAGATAGTCTTGTGTATTTTTATTCCACTGAGCCATTATTAATCAATCCATTCCAATTTTGATGGGTGATATCTTTGTGCGTTTTTGATATTTAAATTCTTTTCTGTTACTGGATAAATTTGATGAACAACTGCTCCTGGATAATTAGATTGCAGTTGTTCTCCCAATTCTTTTTTGGATGGAAGTCCATTTTTGGTGATCATTTCCAATCTATAAAGACTTCCATTCCACATAACATCGGCAACATATTCTTCTCCAACTTGTTGTGGTTCTGAAGAAGAATTAATGTAAAGATTTCCTGTAAAATCTCCAGCAATATTAACAGCTTCTGTAATAAATTGCTCGAATGATTTCATTATTCCTCTTCGTCAGTGTACTCTTCTTCACCCTGATCAAACATTGTTGTTGCTACTGCTGGACGAAAGGCATCAATTTTTTCTGCAGATTTTGCAAATAAAAGTTCTTTAATTTTATCGCTCACTGATGATGGTGATTCGTCAGCAACAATCATATCAAGAAGGTCATCCATTTTAAATACCTAAGTAATTTTCTTTATTTATATCTCGCCACCCTTGGGCATCTCTGCTATTTTTCCATTTGCTTCAGTTGCGGCACCTTGAGCATCAATGTTTGGTTCCATTACTGGTTGCCCCAAATCCATTCCTGCGGTTTCTGGACCTAAAGGCATACCGGTTGCAGGATCAACAGGTACATTGGGATCAGGGATAATTCCATCTTTAATTTCTTTCTTCATAATTTTATCCTGTTCTAGAATTTCTTCATCAGTCTGACGAAGAATTTTTCTTCTTAGATAATCCTGAGAAAAATATTTTCCAACATATGGCTCTGCAACTTGAACCATATTCAGTCTTTCATTAAGAAGTTCTGCATCCTTAAGTTCCGCAAAATGGTTATCATATAAGAAATCATATTGGATATGCTCTTGCATGATATCCCAATCTTCAGGAGTGATGATATTCTTAAGAATAAGTTGAGTCTTCAGCATATCATTGAACATATAAGAAAATCTCTTTCTTAAACGAGCAACAAATTTACTGAACTTAACTTCATCACGAAGAATTTCAGATGAGCGACCAAGATTAAATCCACCTTCTCCATCCATTCTTGAAGGAGGAACATTTAGAGAACGGTAGAGTTTCTTCTTAAAATATTCAATGTCTGTAATTTCTCCAAGATTTTGTCCACCAGGAAGAGTGGAGATTTCTGTACCTCTACCACCCTCTCTTCTTGGTAACCAAAAGTCCTCAAGCATTGCCATGAACTTTTTATCATCACGAATTTCTCCAGTGCTTGCGTCATAAACCATTTTGTTTCTATAACGCATCATTACATCACGGAGATATTGCTCTGCCTTTACTTTTGGCAGATTACCTACATCAATATAAAAAATTCTTCTTTCTGGAGCACGAGACAATCTATAAATCACAAGACTATCTTCAATCATACGAAGTTGATTGAGAGACTTAATTGCTTTGTGTAGATATGAGAGCGTTGATCCTTTATTTCTATCTACAAGACCTGAAGTGCAATATGTAATGGAATCTTTTGAAAATTTTATTCCACCAGTTCCGCCTAATGATGATGGATTGGTGGTTGGATAAGTCATCTTTGGATTATAAATGAAGTATTCCTCAATTTCAGGGAATTCATAATCCATTGGGTCGTCAACATTAACATTGGCTAATCTATAAATTTTCTTGTCTCTTTCAGTCTGTTTTTGCTGACGAACATAACGCATTTTTATTGCGTCAATATAACGAAGTTCTTGGATTCCTTCATGAGGATTTTTTAAATCGATAACTTTGTGATAATATAATCTACCATCAACGTACCAATTTCTATAAATTTCGTGAGATTTTCTATCAAAATCTAAAAGTTCTAAAATATGTTTAAATTCTTCTCTAATTTTTTTCTTAATACCATCACTTGCATTAAGATTTGATAGTTCAACTGATACTGGGCTATCATTTGTATCACTTACTATTGCTTCATTAACAATATCTTCAATAGCACTATCACATTCTGGATGAAGTGCCATCTCACGATATCTTTTGATCAGATCAAATTCAGTTCTATAAACACCTTCAATATCAACGTATGAACCAAAAAATCCACTGGTTAGATAAAAATCACTCCCGTCCTCGTTATTAGGTGGGACGGGAGATACTACGCCAGGAGATAATGGTTCGTTATCCTCAATAGAGAATCCAAACAATTTTGCCATAATTTATTTTAGTCTTCGATCTTTAGACTATTTATTATATCAGTTTTCGCCGGTATATGGAGTCCAGTATTGAACTTGGAATTCTACAGTGAATTCTTCAATCGTATCTGCAGTATCATATGAAAGGTCAATCGCAGAAATATTAGTTGGGAAAATACTATAGAACTTGTACTGCTTAGCAACTTCTAGCCCAGCACCAACTGCATTGTTTCCACCAACTACACTGGGAAGTCTTTTCAACTGCTTAACAAGAACATCTCTCATATAATCATTAGGATCAGTTGCTCCACTTCCATCTGCGTATTGACCAACATACTGCATCCAAGCTTCCATTGCAGTTCTAATTTTGAAATCTTCATCATTGATAACGGTGATTGACCAGGTATCAAATGTACGATCACCTGCTACTTTGAATACTCTTCCTCTAAAAGGAACATCAATTGAAGCAATGTTTGATGCTGGGAGATTTGCTGCTTTACAAAGTACAGAAAATTCCGTAGCATCAAATTCTGCACCGCCAGGGAAGTCGGTTAACACAACTTCAAATAAATTGGGACGAGCACCCCCGCCCTTAAGTGCTGTTTTAAAATCCTGAATACTATGTGCCATTTTTAGGTCCTCCTTTTGTTATTTAGATAATGTTATCAAACTGTACCTGCTACTTCTTCAAACGAGATTCCAGTTCTCGTAGCAACAAATGTCAGAGTTACATAGTTAATGGACTTAGTAGGTTTGAGGTAAATATCAGCTCTAAATTCATTGTTATCAATCACATCAGGAGTGTTGTTTGAAGTATCGCAAACAACTAAGAATCCATAAAGTCCTCTTTTTGCTTGAACATCGCGGAGGTAAGGTTCAACAATGTTCTTGAAGTTAGCTCTTGTAAGTTCGTCATTCAACTCAAATAATTGTGCTTCAGCAGCTCTTTGGAGTGCTTGTTCAATTGTAAGGAACAGGCGACGAACATTAATTCTATCAAACGCTGATGCATAAGAAAGTGCTGTCTTATCACCGAACAGAAGAGTTCCAACTCCGGGTTGAGTAACAATCGAGTTGATTCTTAATGGATAAAGTTGATCTCTTTGTGCTTTGCTTGGATTGTATGCAAGTTTGATAGCATTGTTTAGAATTCCACGTTGTTGACCTGCAGGTGAGAACCAAGGGTATGCAACAATGTTTGTTCTGGTCATTAGTCCAGCAACATCAGCATTGCAAGGAATATAAACAAACTTATTGTTAAATCTATCGTATGTGTACTTATAACCACTATCAAATACTGCGTATGATGAAGAGGAGAGTGGACTAAAGTACTTGATTAGATTTGAAGTTTGAGTTGTTGTATTTGTAATACCAATCAGATTTGCTCTGTGTGGACCGATAACAGCAACACAGTCTTTTCTATCTCCAGCAACTGAAATTAGATAATTTGCTTTTGCCTGCGAATCTGATTCTATGGTTAAACCAGGACCCATGATTAAATAATCAACCTGAACTTCATCTTTATTAGAGAACAAACCATATGAAGTGATCAAATCTCCTAAAGTTGCCTTCATTCCACCAGCAGCAGAATAATCAACACCACCACCTAAAGTATAAGTTTTATTTCCAACTGCACTGAAAGTTACATCTTGAGCATTTTGCCCCCATAGACCTTGTGCAGTTGTATATGCGGTAAATGAAGTGGAGAATCCAGTTGCTCTTGGAGTTGTTCCATGATATGAATCTGTTGCACTGGATGGATTATATCCAGCATAAACTTGACCAGAGAAATCTGCAAGGTACTGTTTGTACCAAATTTTTTGTGGTGAGTTGACTGCAGAAACTGAATCAAGTGCCTTTGAAAGACCTAGGTGCTTTTCAATAATGGTTCCTTGATTTCCAGTGATTGTTCCCAGATCATCAACAACCGCAATGTGGAGACCATCACCTCTACCATTTCTATCTAAAGAATATCTGTTAGAAGTTGGTTTTGGTGCAATGGATTTCCAATAAATTGTTGAGTTTGTTAAACCAAGAGTCTGATTGTTATACCAGTCAGAAACTGAAGCAACAGTTGCTGATCCAGTTTGTGCGCCAGAACTGTTGATAAACTTAACTGCATTGGATGCAGCAAACGCTCCAGTTGTAGTTCCTTCTGCATAATCAATCTTTGTTTCGGTTCCTGCAGTAGAAACTCTTGAAACAATTTTTACATCAATGGTGCTATTTCCATTTGTGGAATCTGTGGTAACACCAGTGATGATTCCTTTGAGATAACCAGTAAACAATGATGTGCTTCCAGATCCAGCAATTACTTGACTAGTAAGTGCTACAGTGACTCCATATCCAACAGTAGCACCAACACCTGATAAACTTGTAGTTGTAATACCTAAAGTTTGGTCTGCTAGGTCATCAATAAAGCAAACCTTTAAACTATTTGCCCAACTACCTGGATTTTTTGCAGCATAAGTAAAATCTGTTGCTTCGGAATGATTATTGGTATAATCATCGTAGTTATCAATCTTAAGACTTGTAGTTGAAGCGATTCCTACACCAGCATTGGCGTTGTTTAAAGTTGATCCACTCGTTCTTACAACTTTTAGGACACCGCCATATGATAAGTAAGATGATGCACTCATCCAGTACTCATATTGAGCGTCTGTTGAGATGGGTTTACCAAAAACATTGATAAGATCTTGCTCTGTAGTGATATCAATTGGGTAATCAACTGGTCCAATTGGGAAAGGTCCTGCAATTGCACCAATGTTATCTAAAACATTATCAGCTCTCCCTACAGTTAAATCAACCTCTCTGACTAGTACACCAGGAGATAATTGAGGAGTCGCCATGTTTTTCTCCGTTAAATCTCAGTTTATCTAAAAAATATTTATTAAAAAGTTACTTTTCACGGGGGAAACGAGACGTGAACAAATTACCAGTCAGGATATTCCCATTTATCTAAAACTGCTGTAGTCGTTCTACTTAAAACAATTCTTTTTATAGTACAATCTTTACATTCATAAGAATATGAAGATAATACGGGTCCTCTATCTTTACGAGTTTGATAGAATCCGTCTATTAAATTTTTCATTTCTCCACATACTCTACATTTTCTATCTACAAGCAATAAATGACCTAGCTTTATTTGATTATCAAGTTCCATTAAGACATATACTCCCACATATATGCACGGTCCCCATATTCATCAAGATGCCACCTATCTCCATCAGCATCAACAAAACTTGAGTCATCAAGACCGTCAGATATAAATCCAAAAGGAGACATATCTTGTTCAATTTGATTCTTTTGCTCTTCGTATAATCTTTTTCTAACATCTTGATCAGTAAGTTCTTTAAAGTAGTCTTGAGCAACTAACCACGCATAGATTACAAGACACATAGCAAGGTCATCATTACAACCCTCTTCTGCTTCAAAAGAATTGTGTTTTTGTATAAACGTTGTAAGTTCAGATATAATTTCATAATCATTTAACAATAATTTGCTCTCCTCAATCATTGTTTTAAGATTGAGACATCCAACCTTTTTAACAGTTTTGGACATCTTAACTCCAAGTTGAGTTTTTTTACCAGAAAATCCTTGCCCAACAATTTGGCCAGCTCTTCCTCTCATAGAACACATTAAGAGATTATTATATTCAAGATCATATTGGAGAATACTTGCAACTTGATCTCCAACATCATTTACTTCACATAGAATATATGCATTGTTATATGCCGTTGCGGTTTCGTGAATGATACTTGGGAATAACATTGGTTTGATTTCATTATTTCTATACTTTGCTACTACTTTGTGCGGAAACTGAGTAATATCAACCACAGTAAATGCAGAATAGTCATTTCCAACACCCCTAGCAACGTCTACAGTGATGAGATAATCATGATTTGCCACTGGGTCTTCATATACATCTAAACCCGCACTACGGGTCTTAGGATGGTCATAGACAAGGGATCTAAGTTTAGATGGTGCAATTAAAGTATCAACAGATCCTAAAAATTCACATTCGAATTCAACTTTGAATTGTTGTTCTGACGTGTTTGCAATAGTTTGCTTTTTCCATTCTTCATCTCTACCGGGAACTTCGCTCCAATGCACATCAGTAAAAACATATTCATTTTTACCTTTTTCTGCATCATGCCACATACGGTAGAAATGATTCATACCATGTGGAGTAGAAACTATGATGACCTTTGTTTGTTTACCAGAAGTAATAGTAGGATAAACAGATGCAAAGAAGGAATCTGCGATATGGTTTGGAACGAAAGCGAATTCGTCCAAGAAGAGGATATTGAACGACATGCCTCGGACAGCACTTGCAGATGTAGAAGCAGCCAGAATCTTTGATCCATTTTCTAACTCCAAAGAACCTTTATTCCACGCTATAATACCTTGCTGCATCCACTTTGGTAGGTTTTCATAAGCAGTCTGTAACCTATCCAAAAGTTCTCTAGCAGTCGCTGCTTTGTTTGCAAGGATGCCGATGTTTACGTTATCATTGAACACCGCATAGTGCAATAAGAATGATACTACAGTAGTAGATTTACCAGTCTGACGTGGCATCTTACAGATATTAAATCTGTTTTTATGGAAATTATTAATTAATTTCTCTTGGAAATGATAAGGTTTAAATGTTTGTAAACCGTGATCAAGAGTAACAATTTTTACATAATTTTTAGCAAAATAAACAGGATCATCTTTACACCTCATAAATTCAAGAATTTGTTCTTGAGTAAATTCGATGGGTGTATTTGCTTTTTTTAATAATGGATTACCAAGATATACATCACTCATAATAAAACCTACCTATTAATTAGCAATTCCAAGCCCTGAGTGACTTATTAATTCTTGAATCTGGATCTCTTGCAGTTTTTGCCGAAGTTAGTTTTGCTTTCATTCCTTTCATTCTTGCACAGAATGATGCTCTACGGGGATTACCTACTTTCTTTGAAGGTGCTTTTAAATCACTTCCTGGATTTTCGCGTTCATAGGATTTTCTTCCCTTTTCATTTAGACCACCTTCTCTATTTTTCCCTTCTTTTCTCTGCCATGCAGCAACTTCTACAATATCTGTTTCTTCGCCCATTGGTTTTACATAATTTTTATTTGGTCCTGGTTTTGCTGAACTTCCACCTTGAGGTCCAAATGCCTGAATTAAAGGTTGTCCAGGTTGCAGTTCTGATACTGAATGATAAACTACATTAGAACCAGGATAAACTTTTTGGAGTTCATCATTTATTTCTTTACGAGTTGGAAGTTTAACTTGAGGGAAAAACATTCTTAGAGAATAATATTTACCCCTCCAAGAAAGAGTAACTCCAATAATATTTCCAGTCTGTGCTTGAAGTCTAGTTGCTTCTTCCACTTGAGATTTAAATCCTTTGATTGGTTCTGGTTTGATTAAATCAACAACTTCAGCAAAAGTATTTCCATTCAGGTCTTCAATTGTCTCTTCAGGAACACAGTTTGGGACCATTTTTTTACCTTTCTTTTTCATACCAACTTGCTTGTATCCAACCCAACATGCTTCTTCCATTTCTCCACTTGCAACATAGTCAGCTGCAGTATCAATATAATCTGCTGCTTTGGTAATTTTAGATTGCACCCATGCTTCTAAATTGCCCTCCCCTTTACCAATTTTTTGCTCTAATCTTTTTAAAGCATCATGAATAGTACTTAGTTCTGAACGAGCCATAGAATACTCATGATCTTGAACAGAAACTTTATCCCATGCTTTTTCGCCATAAGAACACTCAGATCTAGTTTCTCTCTTATCACATAGAGGACAATATCTTTGCTCTTCAACTGCTTCAGATTTAGTTCCCCAGTTATCTGCACCAACTTTACGGCACTTAACCAATGCTCCAGATGCATATGCACTTGGCCAAACACTATAACGAGACTTCACTTTGTTGTAGCAGGCATCTTTTTTACCACTACCTTTACCTGGTTTGTCTTTGACTTCTTGGAGATCTACTTCTTCTTTTTTCATTTTCTTTTTAGGACTATCAGTTGAAACGTATGTTGGTTTTGCTGCTCCAGTTTTTTGTTGTTGTCCTGGATCTGCTGCTTTTTTTCTTCTTGCCGCAGAAAGTCTTTCTGCTGGAGTCATCGATGCTCTTTTTGAGGAAGAAACACATTTAGGAACACCTTCTCCTGGTTCATCACTAGCACAAGTTCCTCCAGTTACAACATTTACCCACCCAGACTTTCCATCTTTTGATTTTGATTTACCAAACCAATCACGAAGACCTTCTTCAGTAACATCTTTGAATTTTTTATGATGCTTTTTAGCATCTGCTTCCATTTTCTTCAAACGAGTGTAATAATCTGGAATTTCATCAAGATGTTGAAGTGCGATATCCATTGCGAGTTCATGATCTTTAGTATGTTCATGTTCAATTGGTTCTCCCATATCCAATTGTTTTTGAATAAAAGACACATCAAGACGATGCTTCTTAGCAATCTGCTCAACTGTTTTGTGTGTCTTTAACTTGGGCATCACTTTACTGGATTTGATTTAGTTTCCTCACCTTTTGCTCTCTTTTTCCTTCCCGCACAGTGAGCGCGTTGAGAAAATCCTTTTGGATTGGAGCAATCAATACTCTTTTTATATTTATTAGTCCACTCTTCTTGAAACTGTTTAAATGTTTTCATTTTCCGTTTGTTGTTTGAGTAGCTTTGCTAATTCTGCAGTTGAACCAACAAAAAGAGCATTATTAACTGTGGTTGGTCCTTTAGAAACTTTTTCTTCTTCTACATCTCTAAGTTTCTTTTGTAGGTCCATTAACTTATCAGTTGCATCGGCAACGTTTTTTATAAGTTGTCCAGCAACTTCATATGCTCTAGGCATTTCACTTTCTTGAGCAAGTTCAAGAATTCCATTAATTGCTTCTTGCCCCTTTTCAATCAAAGAATATAAGTTACCTCTTGTGTATTCATAATCTTTTTTAATATCTTCTACAGAGGATGAAATTGCTTCTACTTTTTCAATTGAAGTTTCTACCTCTGCAGAAACAATCTCTCCAGATACATTAAAGGTGTCGTTTAGTTTGTTGAATTTTTTAGTCATTTTCATAATGTCGATCCATCAAAACCAAAATCATCGCCATCTTGTATTAAAGTATTATCTGTTGTTGTAATTGATTT